CTACTTAGTGCCATCTCTTGTTTGTGAATCTGTATCATCTGAATCTGCCTGTGAAAAAGAGTCTTTGGCACTCGGGGAGAAGTTGCTAGGGAGCTCCCCGGTTCCTCCCTTACCCTTAAGCACCTCAATGGCCTGCCTAATCGCAGGCGGGATTGGAGCGCCCAACTTGCCCCCGTTCTCAATAATGGACAACAACTCATTTGCGATATAAAAAAAGGCGACCGCATCCCTGAACAAATGTCCGTCTCCCAGAACACCATCCACCAGATGAGCCACCGATACCATTGCAAATATAAATACCTTTCGCGCGATTCCAAACATCCCGACATTACTCTCCAGCTTGCCACTCATACCCGCCGCCGCGATGCCAGTAAGGTAGTCGAGGATGACGAACACGAGTAGTACGCCAAGCACGCCTGACCAACCTCCGAAGAAGTAGGTTGCAGAGCTGGTTAGGAGCGCAAGGAGCCATTTCCATAGGGTGTCCCATCGTTCCATATTTTCACCTCCTTATACACGGTTTAAGAGCTTTTGTTCCCTCCATGACAAAACATCACTTCCGAACATACTACCTCCCTCATATTCTATTGTGTAAAACCACAATGTCCGTCTTATTTCATAGGTATAATCCTCGTGATACGAATTACTTACCTTGTCGAACTCAATAGCACCTTCCTGTTGTCCAGCATTAATGTTTAGAGTGTTTACGTGGTCCGCTTTTGCACCATGCACCACCACGATGAGACGGGTGATAAACATTATAATGAGTGCCAATCACAATGAGTTTACGATAAAACTGGTATCTGCCCAAAACGTCACACCTTTCTCTATTGATCCCCTTGATTAAATTAGACAACGTTCCAACGGTTATAGCATCATGTCACCATAACACATTTTTCTCTCTATGTGTCTGATCATCATGCGTATATCAAACGACCACCCACTGCGTATCTACAACCACCCTCAAACCCTGAAGCATTCCTTTCGAATACATAAGAAAGTCTGATGGGTCCTGTTATATCAAAGTTAGATGGCATCGGGAATTCTTTGTTCCTTGAATTAGGACCATCATTAATAAAGGTCATTATCCTATTGGTAAAATCAATATAAATAGACTTGATGTACATTGTGAAGCCGTTAGAAATCCAATCCATGCTTGCAACAATGTTATTTTTGTCTCTAATCACAACCGACGATATATAGTTTGAATAAGCGTATAGTGTTGTTTGATAACCGACATCTGCTGTTGTGGCATTCGTTGCAAACAAGGCGTATTTAGTCCCCGTCGGGAAAGTGTGTAAATCATAATATTTGATTTCCCCTACCGCCAATGGAACAGAACCGGAACCACTTAATACCACCGAAACAGGACCGCTAAATGCTCTTATCTTCGATGCCAATGTTGCCCATGTATCGGATGCGGATGCACTTCCACCCTTGGCGTTAATGGCACCCACAATACCATTTTTAGCATCAACGCCATATTGAAAAAGCGCAAGATCGTCAGCTTCGGCGGTGTATGGTACATCTGCTGCGCCTGCTGAAAACTTAATCCTTGAAATAGCTTTAACACTCCCAGATACTCCGGATGCTCCGCCCGATACGACCAGACGTATTTTTACGGATGTCACACCGGAAGGAATAGTTATTGTTTTTGATTTCCGATGCCAATTAGAATTAGAATCGGCCACAAGCGAATTGATTGTCACATCATCACTGGCATTTTTAACTTCAATAAGCAAAACTCCCGTTGTCATTCCTAATGTATAAAACATTGCTTGTAAGTTGTATGTCCCAGCGATGACATTGGTTGCGTTGGAATCAAGAACTGCATAAGCGTTAGCCGCCACAGCTCCTGTCACTTGAAAATACTTCAGCGTTCTAAAGTTAGTACCAACGGTCACTGACCATGGAGCTGACCCATAGTCAGTCCACCCATAAAGCCCTAAATTTGCGGACGAATTTTGAACAAGATTAGACGAATCCAAGCTGATAATAGGCGCTACCGCCGCATTAGCTTTTGTTGTCGCATCTGTAGTAGCTACATTAATAGCCGCCACTCTCGCATCACTTATCGCCTTCTCCGTTGCCGCCACCGTCTCAGACGTGCCATCCGTCTTGCTCGACAACTGCACCTTGCCTTTCTGCGTCAAAGACGCATCGGGAATATCCATCTTGCTCACCGCTTCACGAAGCGAATCCAGATCCGCCTTCGACGCAACTCCTGCATCAATCTTTTCAAAAATCCCATTAATACTCTCACGGGTAACGTTCTCGTTCCCCAAGGGAAGAGGCAACTTCAATCGATCTGTTTCTTTTGGCATTACGCCCACACCTCCAATTCATTCCACGTCAGGGACGCGGTGTCCAGTTCATCCCAGGTTATCTGTTTATTGTCCAGATAGTCCCAGATCAGATAGCGATACTCATACTCCACGGCCATGTGGGCCGGTTTCAGTTCATCAATCGCGCGTTTGAGATCGTCAATATTGGGCGGAATGCCCATCGTGTCCACAAAGCTCACCGTAAAGCTCCACGCTTCCGGCTGAAACGTTATATCCACCTTGCCCCCGGCATACGCCTCAGCTACGTTTGCGACCAGTCTGCCCGAAAATTTTCCGGCACCCCGCAGCTTGGACTCCACCACGGCACGCCGCTGCTCCATAGGTTTGAGACGATCCGTCTCAATGCCAAGCTCCTGTTCCCAGAAATCCAAACCCCACGTCGCCGTACGAACAAAGAACTGATCCAATGTTTCACCCAGCGCCTGATACAGCAGATCCATCTCGTTTCCTTTGGACTGCATATCGGCCTGCATCACACGTGAAGTCTCATAATAACTCGGCAAATACGAGAACAGCTCCCGCCCTTTTTCACTCGTCAATCCAACATGAACAGCAGAAGGTGCATTCATGAGCAGCATCCTCCTTTCCTTTCACATCAACGTAAATAGCTTCACTCAAAAGCTGCGCTACCGAGCGGCGTACCACACGACCCAAGCACTCTTCTTGCCCGACACTTTCTTCATTTCCAGCTGAACCAGATACCGTATAGTCAGAACATTCCCGATGTCCCACACTACCGCTGCCACCACATCCACACTTCGCTTTCACCTTCTGCCGAACACTACTCATGCACATCCACCGTCCCCAGCACCGCCACCTGACTCGCAGTCATCTCGATATTCTGGTCGCTCACACCGTTCACGGTCAGCTCCGAATAGTCGATGATGGGCGGAATGTCGAGCAGGATCGCCGCAATACGGGTATAACGCACAAGCGGATCGGCAAAAGCCAACTGCTTTAGATACGCAGTCACCCCGCGCTCGATCAACGCCCTTACATCCGCTAACGTCGCATCACTTGCCAGCGTCAGCTTCACCTGAATGTTCATCGGTACTTCCTCTGCTGGCATTACGGTCACCACCGGGCCAGCCGGGGCAACGCCTTCACCCTGTCCATCCTGCGTTGGGTCCACGTACTTCTGCACAGCCGCCACCAGATCGCTTCCCGCCGCACGTTTGTCCGTATCCAGCAAATACAGTCCCACCGTGCCTGGCCCCTGCCATAACGGAATCACCCGCGTTGCACCAACACCTGGCACCTCACTGGCCCATTGCACATATTGCGATTTGTTGCCGCTTGTCCCCTGATTGCGGACTTTGGCATAAAAGCGCTCCAACAGAGCGGTATCCGCCTCCACATCCGCACCGCCCTTAATGACATCCATGTTCACCACAGATGTAACGCCACTCATGGGTGTAGACAGCACAGTTACAGTGCCCGCAGGCACATTGCTCTCTTTTCCGGCAACAAGCGCCCGCACACCAACACTGCCCAGACCGTCTTCTCCCAGCTCCACACGACTAACGGTTTCATATTCGAGTGAAGCCTCACCGGAGATTTCATCTGCCAACGTAGCCACAACCGTACCCGCAAGAATCACCTTGCCCGGCGTACCCACGAACCTCACCGTACCTTGTGCCGCCACCGCAGCCCGCCGCGTAAGGCCATGCTCTCCCGCCCGCAGATCCAGCTCTTCCGAACGAAAATTCGGATCACTGCTCGCAGCCGTACTTGCAAATCCACGCCGCAGCAGTTCCTGCGCCCACAAAGCCGCCTCAGACAGCATAAACGCAACCGGAGCCTCCGCATCCCACAGAAAAGACCCTTCCGACTTATCCAGATCCGCGGGCAGACGATCCAGCATGCGCTGCATAATCTGTTCCTCCATCTGGTCCTCCAAATAACGTGGAATCTCAGCCATCCCGTCAGATCACCTCACTTTCCAAAATAAACATCTCTTCCTGTACACTCGCCACACGACACGAGAACATGCACTGCTCCCGATTCCAATCGAACGTAAACTGGTCTATCGAATCCGTGCGTGGATCAGCGAGCAGTGTCTCTGTAACCATCCGGGTTATCTCACTTTCGATCACTCCCCGGCTGTCCCCCTGACCAACTAACTCCTCCAGCTCCGAACCATAGTTTCGGGAGTAGATCACATGTCTGTACCTTGGCGTTTTTACCGCCTTGATGCACCATTGCACCCAAGCTTCATTCCCACTCGCCGCAGCGACTTTGCCACTTGGAGTCAGCACAAAATCCCCCGCATCGTAATCGAATCGCCAGCTCCGTCCAAACCTCACCTCTTCCGAAGCCGCCCCCGACAGATCTTCCTCATCTCCCCATACCAAACCCGTTTCCGGGAACAAACTAGGCATTCGCACTCACCACCTTACACAGCACCACAATGTCGTTACCGCCATTCACTCGCATCGCCAGCACACGGTCACCGGCTTTCAATCCTTTACCAAGAGACCACACCGCTTCTTCCACTTCCCCTTTTTGCAAAAGAAACCGTCCCGTGCCCGTCGTTCTGCCGTTTGCCACGTCAGGTATACCGGAAATCGCGCCAGCAGCCTCGCGCTCCGGCAACCCAAGTGTGCCCGGCAGCTCGGCCACGAGATAGTCCTGCACTTCGTGCTTGAAGTCATCCAGCTTTACGCCGGATGAAGTCATCGTTCCCAGCACCGCGCCCATGCCGCTCACGGCCTGACGGGTATGGGTACTCATCGCTCCGCGCATGACCTCGGCAAAATGCCCATACGGATCATCTTTATTCAAGGTAAAACCTCCTTTTCACCAGCTCGGCTGTCCCCAGCTCCAACGTCATCGTTCCAGGTCCAGCGGACAGATCACGGCTAACCGACATGACGATCAGTTTCAACCCTTTGAGCAGCACCGCGTCTCCGGCACGAATCGTATTCACATCTGGTGCAGATACGGTAAAGGTCTCCTGAACACCCGTCAGCTTGCTTTTCGCCAGCTTCTTGGCGGCCGTCGCTGTTTTGACCTGATCGTCCTCGATCAGCTTTTGCAGTGTGCCCAGCTCGGCTACACCATCCTGCTCAATCGCGAGCACTTTGGAAGGAACCTCTTTGCCACTGCTGGACTCGGAGGCCGCCATCACTTTAACTTTCGTAACCGCGCCTTCGAGCGTACGCATCTGAGTCAGATCGATCAGCCGATCCAGCTCGTGCACCTTCGCATTACTGCCTACCTTGAACAACTGCAACCCACTCGGCGTCATCCGCGGATGATACATATCACCACCGGACTTCACCGTTTCTTTCAGATCGGCAAACATCATCGAAAAAATCGTCTGCGACCGATATACCGCTTTGCTCAGCTTCGTTTTGGTATCCGGCAGCGCGGTGTAGGGAATTTTCCATTCCTTAGCGTACGTTTTCAGTCGTTGCGTGGCAGTCTGGTCTTTCGGCAGAAGGAACTCATCCTCTGATTTTTCCAGATAAATCATCCGGTCGTAGACGGTCAGGGACAGTCGCTTGGTGCCGCTGTTAGAGCTTTCCACTTCCCAAATGACGGCAGGGTGCAGCAAGTGAACCATTGATTTTTCGCCAAAAGGAATCCCGCTGATCCGCACCGCCATACCCGGTGAGATCGCAGGCAGACCCGAAGACGCTGACACCGCCAGCCGGATGTTCGCCTGATAGGCAATCTGGTCGAGCGAATCCTTCAACGTAATCGTCTCCACCAGCTTGGTGATGTCATATTTGTCGTCGACAATGACCTTGTAGGTCATGGCATCACCAGCTTTTGTCCCGGCTTGATCCGGTTGGGATCGCTGCCGATGGTCTTCACATTGAGCTTATAAATCTCGTTCCATTTGGAACTGCTGCCCAGCTCAAGCTTTGCTATTTTAGACAGGGAATCGCCAGATTTGACGGCGTAGGTCTTGCTGCTCGTTTTCAGATCCGTACGAGAACCGGACTTACTCGCAGATGTTGCGCCGCCAACCTTCTCCACTTTGGAATCCCGCCACGTTCGCAGCGTAATGTCAAAGTAAATATCCCCGCTTTCACCGCCCCGAAAGGTCGTATTGTGTGAGATCAGATACACGGGCACGTTTACCCCTGTGTTGGTAATGATGAAGCGCAGCGGTTTTTTCGATACCAGAAACGTGTTCAGCATATTCATCGCTACACGCGGATCAGGCAAAGGCTCGTACATGCAATAGGACGCATCATATTCTTTTGGAAAAAAAGAAGAGAAGGTGATCTCCTTCACCTTCTCTCCCTGAGCAAAATCAAACTCGCCATACTCCAGCATATTAATCGTTTCGTACCCTTTGGATCGGGAGATCGTCAGTTCTTCCGGTTTCACCGGAAATTGAAATTTCGTTTTCCCATCGATCAGGGTGAATTCCATTTTGATACCTTCCACGTTATCTTCAAATACAGTCATGACAGGCCTCCTTTCTGCTTAGGCCATAATCGTTTTTCGATTTTCCATCGCACGGCGCACTTCGCCTGCAAATCTCATTCCAACTTGATGCGAGATCGCATCGTAGTCGATGGCGTTTTCACGGACAGTCACCTGCACAGCTCCTTGTGGTACGTTTACGGAGATCTGATTGGTCGTCTCGGTTTTAAAATCCTTGAGGTAACTGGACAGACTGCTCATCTGGTCTTCGGATATTTGTACCGTCATCGTAGATGATTTCCCATTTGTCTGTGCACCGTTACCGAGCGCCATCGCTTGGGACTGCATCACGCTTGTTCCCATGAAACCAGCAGATGTAGACTGGCCGACTTTACTGTTCAAATATGCTGCTGGACCGGTCATTGTCAGTGCCGGTGGCACATAGGCAGGTGTCATCTGCGGACCTGTTGCTACTTGCGACGGTGAAGCCAACGATGCCACGGATACGCTCTTGTCCTCCTTCTTGGAGCCGAAACCGAAGAAACTGGATATGCCATCGGTGATGTTCTTCGTTTTCTCAGAGATGTAATCCGCTGCACCCGACAATGCATTACCTACCCCCTCGGTAGCGTTGGACATGAATTTCCCGATATCCTTGGATTTGTCCCCAATCCAGCCGCCTGCTGCACTGCCAGCCCAACCGCCGACTGCACCGCCTATATACGTGCCAATGACGGGTGAAATGACGCTACCAATTGCACTACCAATCGCCGTACCTGCGGCACCGCCAATCATTGAGCCCACTGCGCGGCCCCTCTCTTCCGGCGGTGCGCTTGCGATGTTGGCCACATCAGCGAGCATGCTGATTGGACGAACCAGTTTTCCAGCACCTTTGGCAAGGCCGCCGCCCAATTTACCCAACATGCCATCTCCCGAGAATAGATTGGACATCGCCATGGGTGAACTAGACATCAAGCCTGATACCAAATTTGACTTTTTACCGCCACCAATTCTTCGGTTTCTGTCCATTTTTTTAGCTTCCTGAAAGGCACGCTCAGATGTGTCTGTATCAATTTGGGACATACTCGGCGTTGGTGCAGGAGTTGGTGTAGCTGCTCTGGAAGCAAACCTTCCTCCCCCTCGTCCACCAGATACTTTCCGGACAGGCGGTTTGCTTGATGTGTCACTACCTGTTCTTGAACTGTTTCGAGTTTGATTCTTGCCTATCTTACCTTCCGCCACTTCTGTACTCTTACTGGGATTAGAAGCCTTATCCTTTTTAGACTTTCTACCGAACATTTTTTTTGCTTTTTCACCAATATCTGTAATATTGTTTACAAAGTCCGTAAATTCATAAAGGTGTTCATACCACTTTTTATCCTCTTCTTTAGCTGCATTATTAATCGTTGTATTATGACTCCCAATCACAACTGACATAGAAGGCCCACTCGCCGGGTTCATTTTCCCCATCGCCACTTCAACCTTCTGCCGAACCTCCACTGACACAGTCCCCGAAGCCTTAACTACCTGGTTCCTGAAGCTGTTCAGTTTCAGTAGTGCACGGTCAAGTGCCGGACTAAGTTGGTCATCCAATCCAATCTTAGGTGTAATCCGCAACCTACTCAATCGCACAGCCGTGCTATAAATGCTCTCCAGCCTGCGCCCGGTTGTTCTCAGCTCATTGTTCACCTTGATCAGACTCTGATATCGAACCCTGCCCAGACGTTCGGTAGAACGCTGGATCTGATCCAGATACCGGATCGTCGTTCGCATTTCCGCGTTTGATTTGGACAAGCCCACAATCATTTCTGCCATTTCTTTCACCCCCTGTCCGATCTAATCATCGATTCATTTGCGAGGTGATCGCTGCCATTTCCTCTTCCGAGAAAGCAATCAACAGCGAGCGCTCCCCGCGTGGTAAAGACCAGAATTCTCCGGGCCGTAGATGATGACGAACCCACATGTGATATAAGAACGTAGTCATCCCGCCGGAGTGAATCAGTTTTTTAGGTCTTCAATCTCCACACCGAAGCCGGAAAGCTCAAGTACCTTGTCGCCAACGGCATCCAGCTCACCCGCGAGTAACATGCGGCGAACCGCTTGTTCCCCACCGGATAGCTTCATGCGACCCGTGATGCGGTTGTCTCCCCAACCGGACAGTTCGAGTCCGCGTACATTCATTTTCACCGTAGCTTCGGAAATCAGCAGCGCGTTAAACGTTTCGGTATCCACCTTTTCCTCGGTGCGGCCTTTGACTGTTTTTCGAATCGTACAGCGTTCGCGAATCTGATCCACTTTGGAGGACGTCAATCCACGCAGGGTCAGCAACAGATCCAAACGTTGAATGCGTACATTCTCTTCCGGCAAACGTTCTGCTGCTTCAAACAACTGATCCAAAATTTGTTCTTCAGACATATTCTCATTCATACTCATTGGTTGTGATCTCCTTCTTAGCTACATAGTTTCAATTTAAAATAAAAGCAGCCCTGGCTAGGGCTGCTCAATAATAATTCTACAAACACACATCATTATTCAAGAATAATCTGATTATTGGAATAAGTAATCGTACCAAAAGTTCCAGGGGACGGAATCTTTTTGATTACTTCTTGTTCTCCTTTAATCGTATTTCCATTCATCAATTTCCTTGCCGGACCAGTAATCGTATTATTTTGAATTGTAATATTATTCATTACATCCGAAGATAACTTCGTTTGCATCGTGATCGCTGGTAAATAGGAAGATTTGGATGCGGTTGTCATATCCCAATCATGAATTGTATTGTTATTGATCACAATATTGTTACGGCTGAAAAATAATTTGATCGCTTCTAAATATGAGTAATGAATAGAGTTTCCTTCAATTACCGAGTTAGTCTGAGGAAACAATCCCTCTTTCGAAGGCGTCGTGAAATGAGGATAATAACCAGAATATTTCATCGTATTATTGAATGCGTGAAAGTTCCCTTCAATGAAGTTCTCTCCGCAATATTCAATAGTGCAGTTGGAAATTTTAACGTCAGCGGCAGTCCCCTGCGGATTACGAACAAAAATCCCATTTGTAGCATCACCTTGTAGGGTCTGGTTTAACTCCCCTGTTCTTCTGATTTCACATTCCGTAATCTCCATGTTACGCACAGAATCTGCTGCCGAGCCCGAATCGGAACCATACGTTTGAATTCCACGATAAGCAGTATCCTCAATGATACAATTGGTGATCTTGATATCACTTGAACTTCGTACCGTAATGGCGGATTGCCCCCAAATATCATGCATTTCACAATTCTCGATAAATACTGTAGCAGCATTTTGAACATAAACGGCATTACCCTGAACAACAATATTGGTAATGTTTCTACCTATATTTTCGAAATTGCAGTCTGTGATACTAACATTTTGATGACTTTTGTTCTCAAAATAAATAGCCGTTTCCATGATATTTTCAAAGTCACAATGATGAACACTTACATTCATAGTATTATGCAGATGAATGGCCCGAACTTGCTTTTCACTCCTAAACTTAAGATCGTTGAGATTGATATTGGAGCCTTCAATTTGCAAAGGAGCTTCAAGCATTAAAATTGCTTCATTCCCATAAATATTCTTCGGCTTAGTAATCTTAAGTGTGTATTTAAGCAGATATGTGCCCGAAGGAATCATTACATTTATCTCGTTACTTTGCATCAGCTTATCAAATGCCTTGGTCCAGTCCCATTGGGAAACAGGCAAACTTTTATCAGGTACCAAACTTTCAAAATCTTTAATGGATAACATATCAATCGTCTCCTCAGTAATAAAGATTTATATTCCCATGATGTAGTATGCACTGTTGAGAAAAAGGTTTTTTTTCGGGCCTATAACACAGAAACTAGATATCACATGAAAATAAATGTTTCTACTACGATGTTTGCAGAAGCCGGCTCTGAAAAATTTTAGTTCGCTACAATCGGGTTCAACAATTCAAATCCTTCAAATGTAAAACTTGTTTCCTCCGGTACTTCCTCACCCGCTGTCCAGTTAGCAAGTTGGATTTTGTCCACCATGCAACCTTTCAGCAGGACACTCTCATGTCCATAGGATTCAGGATCGTCTACCTTCGAGATGATCTGAAACTTGGTGAAGCCGCGCTGGATCATGTCCGAAGTGACTTTGTAACCTGTCATGGTACCTGTTCCTTTTTTAGCACCATTCTTGTGTACTTTCCAATCGTTGCCGACCAGATTCAGCTCACGTTTCTCAATTTCAACGCTGGCCTCCAGCTTATTAATATTGGTCTGCCACACACCATCGATATGCAGCTGACCATGGGTACCGAGAATGACTCTTGACGCATCCAACATGACAATTCCTCCTTGGAATGGTTGGCTGATCATTGTTACACGGTATAACTCCGCGGGCAGAACAATCTTCCGATCGCTGTTATCCCCAGATTTTATTGATCCTCTTTTCAAAAGGGAAAATCCGGAGATAAAGGCGAGCACTTTGTTTCTCCAAATTTTTTCTGCCCTCTCCGTTATCGTGTAAAACACCAGCTCAAATAATTTTTAGTCAATCTAATAACCGATCTTCTCTCCTACACAAATCTTATTGCACGTAAAACGTTCCAAACAACTGCTCCATTACATCCGTCAGCCTCACATTCCATTGCAGGAATACCTGATCTGCCTCTGGCTTGAGAATTGGTGCAGCACCATAATACGCCGGATCGAGAACGACATCGTATCCCTCAGCTTCAATGACATTGCTCTGTGCGAGCATCGCCAGATAGGCTTTCATCGCACCGATCAGCGCCTGACGTCCTTCTTCCGTATTGTTCACTTTGCCGATATACGTATCTTCAGCAGAGCGCTGCAAATCTGTATTAATTGCATCCATCACACGAATGGAACGGATTTTTTTCCAGGCATTATTCTGTCCTGCGGCAGGGGTCACGAGTGTATTCACTCCGCGAAGCGCCTTCACCTGACGTCCATCATGGAAGAAAATAAATACACCATTCTGAACCGCCTGCTCCTGTTCTGCACGAGTCCAGCGACGCGTCACGTCATCGAACGGAGATGCTGCGTATGTGGTGGATTCATTCAGACGTTGTCCGGCAATCAGACCCGCAACATAAGCAGACGTTTCCGCCGAGCTGTAGAACGCATCTCCCAGACGCACACCCGTACCAACATTAATCACACCCTCATGATTCAACGTAAGTGAACGTGCTGCTGCCTTCTGTGCTGCAGTCGCAGAGGTGTCGTCTGCCGTAGTACCACCGAATACAGCCATCACGGGTTTACCCTCATTGCGCACACGTTTCACCCAAGCTGCAAAGCTCGCCAGCAAAGGCGCATCCGCCGCATGATCCAATGCCAAAACGTCAAATTGCTCACCTTCCAGCGCGCCCTGCACGGCGATATACTCCGCATTGGTCAGTCCATCGTTGCCACTTGCACCACCTTTGAACGCCGCTCCCGCAACGGTTGCAACAACACCTGTACCCTCGCCAATCGCCTGCGCGTTAATCCAAATGTTGCTTTCATCCGCGTTGATCTCTTTCGCCAGCGACGCTGCCGAAATATCCGCAGTCAGCAGTGCATATAGCATCCGGTTGCCTTCAAACAAGCGTACTTCATGCTTTGTAATATCAATTACACCCGGTTGAATGGTGACATAGAACCCGTTACCTCGGTCACCCGGATACTTGGCGTCCAGTTGCAGAACGGCTGCATCACTGCTGTCTTTCAGCGTAAGCGTCGCTGCTTTCGCCGATTCTCCGGCTACCCGATAAGCGAGCAGCTTTTTCGGCCCTCCTAGCAGGGCGAGCTTCAAGGATGTATAAGCTGTTCCATTATCCAGGGCATGCGCCGAGAAAATACGCTCAATTGCAGCTTCACTGCCGACTTCTACAAAAGTGCCCACCGGACCCCAGTTGGCCTTGATCGGCACAACAACCGTTCCGCGATTACCAGCCTGAATAGCTGAAGACGCTGCCGCCTGAAAATTCATATATAAGCCCGGAAGTACCGGACGATTCGTTTGCTCCCAAGTTCCGCCTGCCATTATCCCTTCACCTTCGCTTTCATAAATTGGTTGATACGTTCCTTCGCTTCCTCTATGGAAAACGTCTCTTGCGCTGCTTCGTACAGCGCACCATACAGCACCTCTGCCTTAACGGCAAAGAGGGCTTCGGCATGATTCATCAGCTCGGCCTGCGTATACTGCGGGGCAGCCTGTTTGTTATTTTTCACGGAGCTTGCCATTACCATTTCACCTCATCTGTTGGACTGCTGCATTCTTTGAACCAGATCTTGGCCTATAATTTTGACCTATGAATTTTTGTCCCTATGACCCTATACAAGCTATTCGATTTCGAAGCTATGAACCTATGAATTTGAAGCTAAAGTATGATATTGAATTTCTCATCTGGAACCCCATCTAGAGTCCCTCTCGACTAGCGCTTACTCTATCCCTTTGCTATGGTGAATCTCACGAATTAATGGCACATCCGTACCCGGACGGCGAATACGCTGCTGCAACGTCAGACGAATCTGCCCGTTTAAGTAAGCGTCTGCCTGCAAGTCGGCAGAAACTTCATCCACCGTCACATATCGCGTACCGTCTGTATCCGTCAAAGCAATACGGGGTTGCACAGCCAGTTGTTCAACCAGATGTGTGACCGTTTGATGGACATCTCCCACATTCGCAGCCAGCACATGCCCAATCCATTGCTTACGAATCTCCAGCGCAGAAGTCCCTGCGGTGGTTGTGCTGCATCCCGTCAATCGCCACAGTACGGACTTGGCCTTATAACCTCCAGGCCAGGCATCCCCATATACGGACCACTCCTGTCCGAGCTGAGTTCGTGTCCAGCCCTGAAGTGCAGCCATCCACAAATCTGTGGTTTCAGCCTGAGCGTATTCCAGCATTTCTGGAACATACACCCCAAACCGCAGGCTGCGCGTAACCAGTCCAGAACTGGCATCCACACGATCACCATCCGAAGAACCCAGATAAATACAGGTAAATGCCCCGCCCTCTTCATCCTCCAGCCTGACCTGATGTAGTCCTTCCATCAGCGCTGCTGACCAAGTCTCTACTTGTTCAGCACCTCCATCTTCGGGGCGTGCGTATGGAGAGATTTTGATGATCCTCCTATACCCCGCCCAAGCAGACTTCGGTACTTCTTCTGCAAAAGCAATCACGGCACAAGGTCCGGCTAACACCTCTCCCGGTGCAGGGATGTCCTTTACTCGGCCATTCCATGCCGGAACAAGAGCCTCCAGCTTCTGCTTCAGCGTTCGTCTGATGACGTTACTCGCTTGCCCTGTGCTGTCCGTGTTGTTTAAGTCACTACTCATAGACACATTTATTTCGCCCCCTTCAGCTGCAAGTTTCGATCTGCCCGCATTGTGCAGCGACAATGTGGCAGCAACGAACTCCCCCCTTTAACCGATCTGCTAATGGAAAAAGGAAATCATCGTCAGTACGTCTCTGTGCTAACGGTTCTCCACCGGCGCCAAAGCTGGACACCATTCACCGCAACAAAAAAGACCGGCCCCTTGTGGCCGATCTGTACATTAGCGTATGTGCTTTCGGTGTGTGTCCTTGCTATTGATCCGATAATACAATCTTACACCCTTTCATCCCTAGCGCGGATGGTGATTCGTACGACTTCGGTGCGAATAAGAGTGTATCTGGGGTGGAAAAAAGACGACTCAGCGTGGCTCATGCCATTAACACCCTATTTCAGCGTAACTTTCGGATTCAACGTAATCTCAAACGCACGTCCCCAAATGAAATCGGGATTCGCATATTCCAGCAGTGCACTGCAATACTCCGCATAAGCTGCTTCGCCATTACAAATTTGTTTGATCGCTACATTACCTTGAACAAAGGCGGTTTTGTTCGCCAGTGCCGTGGTGTGGGTCTGCATCAGATCCCTGAGTAAAGTCTGCAAATGAGCATAATCTTCTTCTGAGTTAAACAACACCATATTCTGATCCGCTAGAGTTGCCACATTGGTATAGAGCGCATGTGCTCTGGAATACGTACGGATATCTGCAATTGCTACTGCTTTATAGTAGTAATCTTTCAGGAAACGTTTGAACAACAATGACCCCTGTGCATTCATGGCATCTCGCAACGCATGGGCATGTGTTTCTGTTGTAATCAAAGCATAACGGGATTGTCCCATACCCACAGCCATACCGATTTTGTTCCCCGGCGTATTCCATGCACTGTAACCCAGAACCCGGCCCGTATACGGACTGTTCAGGAGTGCTTCGGCCACATCGACGTTGGCTGGACCTTTTCCTACAAAATCAATCAGCACCGAAGGAAGACCCTTCTCACTATTACTGGTCAATTGCGCCACAGCCGCCTGCACCTGATCCAGGGCCGTAATGGCAATAATCTCAATGTCCACCGGCTTTTTACCCGGTTTGCCTGGATGACGATTCGTCATGCGATCCAGCTCAGACGCCATATCAAACGAAGAAGCTTCATCGACAGATGTAGCATTCGTCAATTTATTTTCATTTTCCACATCGGAAGTTGTATCCGTTGCCACATCAGGCTCTGGATAAGCAGAATCCGCTACAACCACACCACCAACAATATCCACATGACGCACTACATTCTCGTGCACATTCATATATTCGTAGGTATTGATAATCGTGGAACCATGAGGGCCAAAATATTTCACGGCATAACGCGTTTTTTTCCCACCACGAAGCAATTGGTTAGCCATACGTGCCACCAAAGCATGACCCAGGCCATCTGCATCTGGAAGAATGATCGCCCGATCGGGATTTTGTCCATCCGTCCCACCAAGCCATTCATTGATCCGTGCTTCCACATATTTAATCTCATTAATCTGAACGCCTTGCGTATTGGCATCGTCGACGCCTACGGCGAGGAAATCAATATATCCTTTGCGAGCAAGCTTATCCAGAATATACAGATTGGTTTTGAATTTATGTTGTCTAGTGTTGTAGTACTGTTCTTTATTAAAATACGTCGTTTCCCCATATTCCGTAGACTCTGGAGATAGGTTGTACCCGTTCACAATATCCTCGAATGCCGTAAAAGACTGGCGTGGCTGCTGCATCAGTGCACGTGACTCGTTGTAGGCATCCAATGCGAGACCATCTGCAAATGAGGTGGTGGCGAGTCGCATAATGGTATCCATTACAAACACCGGTTTGCGTGGATATTTCCCTTTAATCGCTTTGATCACATCGAGCAAACGGGTTGTTTCCTGATCGTAATCAGGATATGTGCAACCTCCATCTTCACGAAGCTGACGACTGCCAATCAGACCACCATAAGCCAGCATATCCGAAGAGATGATGAATCCATCCACTTTGGCGGCATTTTTCAAAATGAAATCATGAATGTTGGACGGTTTACCGTACGTAGGCGTAGACGTTCCAAGCAATGTGGTGCCTTCTACCGTTTTCTCGGAATCCAGACGATTTTGAATGTCACCCAGGTGCGGTGTAATGATATGGATACCGGCTGCTTTTCCTTGTACAACGACGTCATCCAGATTCGCTGGACGATCATCCAGTGGAACATACAATACTGTTTTCAT